GCGATCTACCACCAGAACCAGATTGCGGGCCGGCTTGTCCGGGCTGCCTTGCAAGTCCTGACTGGTATCCTGATTGGTACCCTGATGATTGGTATCCTGATTTGTCGGAGATTTTTCCGACCCTTCCTCGGATTTTTCTCCGACCTTGCTCGGATTTTTTTCCGAGGTAGATCGGATTTTTTTCCGACCTTCGTTCTTCGGAGGGGTCGGATATTTTTCCGACCCATCCAGTTTCTGGTTCCACTCAATCGCCTTCTCGGTCAGGCGGAACAGCGTAATGTTCGACGTGCTGGACAGCTCAATCAGACCGGCCTCTTCCAGGGCCTTCAGCATGCGGTAAGCAGTGTCCGGCTTGTCAGTGAGCAGCGGCAGCTCCTCGATGATCTTGGCCTTGCTCAGCGCGAAGAAGATCCCGTCGTCAGTCTTGATTGGCTTTGTCCAGCTTGGGCAGCCGTAGACGAAGGCGAACAGCAGGGCCTGCTGAGAATTCAGCCCCCACTCCAGCGCCTTCACCTGATTGATCGTGACGGTGAATTGCATATCAGGCCTCGGCCAGCTTGTACTGAGCCCAAAGGCCGGCAATCCAGTTGACACCCTTGGGAGTGAATTTGGATTGGTTGTAGGCGTGGCCGCTGTCGCTGGTGCCGGCTTTTACTTCGAAGCGGCCGGCGTCGATGTGAGGCTGGTAGGCCTGCCATTCGCCGCCCATGCGGTACATGATTTTTTTGTCGAGCAGGAACTCTCGGAATCGCGACTCGTTGGCCTTGAGCAGCTTTGCCACCTGGCGGAAACCCTTGAGGCCGGTTGATTCGACGTAGCGTTCGACAAAGGCGATCTTCGGCGCGGCCTCAATCAGGGCCTGATTGGCAGCCTGCTGAAGTTCGAATTGCTCGGCCCACGCGCGGGCCGCTGCCGCAGGATTGGAGAAGTCCGGGAGCGTGGCGAGAGCCCGAGGACCTTCCAGCTCCTTGAGCTTTTGAAGGACGGATCGGCGAACGGCTTTCGATTCACGCATCCCTACGAGCATGCATTGGTCGAGGGTCAGGCCGTAGGTTGCAACCTGGTTTCCGTGGAGGGGGGTGTAATATTTTTGCACCCCCTCCAGGTCATCGCCCAGCTCATCCTCGACCCGGGAAAGGAAATGGTCATTGCGAACCTTTGGCTCTCCAGCCTGCTGGCGTGCTTCGTTGATCATGTCGCGCAGCGTGATCGTTGAAACGGTACGCGACACGTTTTCAGAACTCGAAAAACGTGTCGCGACACTGTTGGGGGTATTGACGTAAGCATTCTGTGTATTCATTATTGCCTCGCAGATGTAGCAATGAGCCAGGCCACGAACCTGGCTTTTTTGTGCCTGCGATTTATGCGCGGGCTTTATGCAACTCAATCACCGCCCCGATAGCCTCAAGGCTCGCCGACATGTACTTGGCGTGCAGGGCGCGGATCTTCTTTGCTTCTTTCGAGTCGATCTCGCCGTCTTCCAAGGCGGAAGCCACCATCTGGTCAAGAGCGCCGCGCTGAGCGGATGCAGCCAGCGAGCGCTGGTACAGATCAACGTTGTCCAACTCCCCCGTTTCCGGGATCTTTACGAACACACCGCCGTACATCGCGCAGATGTAGTCCGGCAGATGCTCGGTCTTGGTCTCACATTCCAGTACGTGGATCTCGACATCGCTGAGCGGCTTGCACCCGGCGGTTTCATAGATCTGGTTCTCCAGGCGCTTGTCCTTTATACCGAGGCGAGCAGCTGCGCAATCCATCCCGCCAGGGAAAGCATTGGACACAGCCGCCATTACTTGGCGGCGGGTCTCTAGTACGGGCGTTTTCATGTCCTAGTTTTTCCTGGGGTCGGTTGCGGTCAAGATGGCTTCGTCGCCGAGATTGGCGTTACTGCCGCGAAGGGCTTTCTATCCCGCTTGGATCGTGAAAAACGATTTAAGCGGCGGTTCTTTTGGCTGACTGGACCGGAAATGGGCGCAGCTCTTCAGCCGTGTAGGTCCCGTTTTCATGGGCAATGACGTACACATCTCGACCGACTCGAAGAGCTTTGTTAAGCGCCCCCTGAGTCATTCCGAGAAGGATTGCGGTCTTGGTTTGCCCGTTTTTTTCCGCGAATTGGCATAGCGGGATTCGGCTCATGGCCATTCCTCCGTGGTTCATGCGCCAATTATTGCCTCGGGAATTGAAATAAATCAATGCCTGAGGAATTTGTTAGCTAATACCTGCGGAAATACACTCGCCCGCTATGAGTAAAGAGAAGAGAAAGCTTGAAGATTGGGAGCTCGCAGAATGCGCAGCCCTAAAGGCCCTGGTACTCCAGGAGAATTTCTCGCGCCCAAAAGAAAAGCGGATCACCCAAGAAATGGCTGGGGCAGCCCTTGGCATGAATCAGGGCTCGTTCAGCAATTACTTGAATGGTCGATTAGCCCTGAACAAGGACATAGCGGTAGGCATCTACAAGCTCTTCGGCATACCAACGGAGCTGTACAGCAAGCGATTGGCTGAAGAGATTGCTGATGTGGCAAAAATCTACACCGATAACGACTACCAAAAGAATGATCTGTACGCCCAGGCTAGCCCTGAGCACCGGACGGCTGTAGACGAAATGGCAAGCAGGATGCTGGGGATGACAGAGGAGCAAGCTCTGAAGCTCAAGCAGGCAATGGACCTATTGATGCCTAGTAATGACCCAAGAAAAAATTGATTACCCGCCCCTTCTCCCTGGCGGAATTCACGCCTTTACGCTTGAATCTCTCCGGTCTATAACGGTTGATAATTTCCCGAACTCTGTCCGAAGGCAAAGCCTGTTCGGCGCTCTTGGTATATACTTAGAACTGCTCGAAAGCACCGGTTTTAAAGGCTTTGCATGGATCGATGGATCGTTCATGTGCGAAAAGGAAGAGCCTGATGATATCGATTTAGTCCTCGTTTTTGATTCCGAGGTAGTCGATAACATTTCCGAATCTGCGCGCCCAGTCCTAAATGGACTTTTCGATACACTTACCATTTTGAGTCGATTCAAGTTGCACGTATTCCAAGTCCGGGTCGAAGATGAGGCTGGGCTTGAATATTGGAAAAGGCAATTTGGAACTCAACGCGACGAGGTGACGCCTAAGGGTCTAGCCTCACTTGGAGTTAACCTATGACTGAGCAGGCAAATCGTATCGATTGGCTTGAGCGACAGCTTGCTCAGGTCAACCAATTCATCGATCGTGACACTCGAGCTCTCGAGTCATCGCCGGGAAAATATTCGCTCCAAATCGCTCTGAACTCGTGGCGCTCACATCAGGACGGGCTGCACCAGGAGTTGCGCCAAGCGAAGGCAGACCTTCAGCTGGAGGTAGTCCAGCTTAGGTTGATAGGCATGCGTATGGATGGGAGTATTCCGCTGAAGTTACTTAGCAAACTCTCAGACTGTTTCAATCGTGCCCTGTCATATGCGGCCTATCACCTTCGCCATGGGTCGAACCCGAAGAGGGGCATACCAGAAAGCTTGGCTAGGGAGATGGATCTAAGGCTTTCCGATCTCGCATTTGGCTCTACCCGCCTAATATTTGCTGGCAACGTATCCCCGGACATGACTGGCGAGTCAATAATGGAAGGCGCGCTTGAGCAGATATTTGACGTACTCAAGGCCCCTACAACTGATCGAATAAAAGAGCTTGTGTCTGTTATAGGGGTTCCAGCGACGAAGGCTCTAAGTGACATGCTCGGAGTGCTTGAGGCCAGCAAGATCGGTGCAGAACTATCCTGGCCAGCCCCCAACTCAAAGATTTATCACTGGGGCGGAACTCTTGAAGCGGTACGCCTAACGCATGAGAGGCTTTGCGCGCATCAGGACATTAAGCCGGAGCCGACAACGCTATTTGGAGTGGTAGCAGACCTAAAGGAAAACGGAACCATTTATGTCCGAAGCGGCGACACAAAGCAGAAAGTGTCTTACAACCGACAACAATTTCCCGAGATACAGAAGCTAAGCCTCGGTATGCCTATCTCCATCAAGGTTATGAAATACGTGCGCTATGTTGCTTCGGAAGACCGCGAGATAGTTACGTACAAGATGATCACTGAGGACTGACTACTCTTCGCCCTCCCGGAAGCCCGCCATGAGCGGGCTTTTTTACGACCGTGGAAATTATTATTTCCTCAGGCATTGACGGCAATTAATTCCCTAGGCAATATTCACCCATCGCAGCGACACAGCCACTGCGAAGGGGCTCAACAGACCCACCGCTCTTTAACAAACCAAACCATTCGCGGATCGATCCCCGGAAACGGGCAGCCCTTGAGGCATCGCTGGAAACGGCGAACAACGCGAACCATAAATTTCGATCCCCATGTCAGCTCTGGAACTGAACCACGCCCGGCTCTGGTTCCCGGACCAGTTCGACCTGCTGATGCATCTGGATCCAGCAGCCACCGTCCTGCGCTGTGAGCACTCCCTGCCGGAGCCAAGATGAGGCGTTTCACCGGCACAGTGCAAAGCAGTGACTTAAAAGCGCCTCCCGGGATGGCGAGTAATCCCGTACCGACAGCCAGATGATTCAAGCCGATGACGGCCGCCAGCAGCGGGTCACGGAGAACAGATTTACTGATGCCGCTTCGAAGAGGCGGCATTGGAAATCAACTGGAGAAGCGCCATGGCTAAAGCAGTGGTGATCAAATACGAGTGCGATGCATGCAACCAACTGCACGATGATGAGGATGGGGCTCGGGAGTGCTGCATGCCTGGCGTCATTGAAAGGTTTTTCTGCCCCATTTGTGACGAGTCGCACGACGAGGAGGCAGGCGCCCAGAAATGCATTCTGAGCCACGCAGATATTGAGTCTGCAGACGATGAGCATTGCCCAAACTGCCTGCGCCCTGCAGATACGGCTCAATTCAGAATTGAGATAGCTGTTGCTGGGCATTGCAGCACATGCAACCCGATCTACTCGCCAGATCAAAACCTGCAAATCAAATACGCACTTGAGCCGAAAGGTTTTTGAGCTGCGCGGGCCTTTTCACTGATGCACCTGGTGACGGGTGCATTGGGAAAACAACCGGAGAGAGAAAATGAACGAATCCCAGGTAAAAGAAATTGAAGAGATTGTTCAGCAAGTCGCGGTAGACAGCGGCGTCAGTTTCGACGCCGCCTTCAAAATAGCGGTTGGCGTGCTGAGGTTGCACGCCATTGAGAGATTACCTAAAGGAGACGGCTGTGCCGGAGGGCCGATTTAAGCTTTGTAAAGGAATGCGGCCCATTGATGGGGCTGGACACTGCATGCAAAAACAGCGGCAGCCTTACTCGGTGAAAACGGCTTTGAAATGATATTTATTCGATCTCGTAAAGATGTAACGTCAAGGCTGCTCTCACCAAAATAAGTGCCCGTCGGCATTGATCGCACATCACCATCTGAGTAAGTGACTGTTCTTTTCAGGCCAATCGCTCCCATTACCTCGTGTAAATCTTCATAGCCGCTTGCACTAGCCCCAAACAGTTCAACACGCACCAAGTACTGCGCCATAACGAATTTCCTTATCTCGACTGTGGAGATTGCAGGATATGGGTTTCCCTCGACTGTGGAAAGCGAGGAAACAGGGAGCCTGCCCCTGTAAAAACAGGCGCCACGAAAGCCTGTCGTTAACTGCCCGATCCTCTCTATGAGAGCGCATCGGTTTGCGATCTTCCAGACAGGGCGCCCGCTCGCGAGGGAGGTGCTGATTGAAGTTCAGCGAGATCGCAATCCGATGCGGACGAAACTGCGGCCTATAACCGCCCACCTGCATCGAAACCAACTACCGAGGAATGCTCGGCAGTTGCCTTCAATCAGAGGAATGGCAGCCATGTAGCAGAGAGCGATTCACCTGCGCGGCGCGGCAAGCCTGAAGGCCGGCGCCCACCACTCATACAGGCAGCGGACAGTAGGCCGTCGATGTCACCGCGCATCGGCCGAATGAGGTAGGCCACCCCCACGCACGTCGACAATTTAATGCTAGAAACCCAGGCCGTCGCCAGTAGCGGGCCTGGGACAGATTACTTGCTAGCTTTCGGCGCATAGCTCGGGCAGAAATGTTTTGCTGCCGACGGATCCCCTGCGGCCTGCAATTGAACTGCCTTGATTTCATCCTGAAATGCCGGATTGCTATCAACTGCAAGAATCTCCTTCTTTAGATCTGCGTTTGCCGCTATGTCTGGAAGGGAAAAGATGTTCTGCAGCGAGTAATTCTTTCCAGGTTCTTGTTCTGCACACATGCGCCCCATAGCCACGATGGTTATAGCGATGTCGTGATCCTCGGTAGCCGCTTGGGTCTGCCCCAAATTACTGAGCGCGACCAAAGCAACTAGACATACGGCCTTCGAAATAACACGCATGGGAATTCATCCTTAGAAGTTCTGTGCTTTATCGGCAGTGAAATCAAAAAATTCAACTCGCCACTTTGCAAATCGTTCGACACCACCCGAATGCACTCCCCTCCGCGCCCAACGGCAACCAGCGGAGCGAATGAGTGCATCCGAGTTTTGTTGGATCAACACCCGCCACCACGGAGGCGACCATGGCAACCAGCTATGCAGACAGTGCTCAGGCCCGAGAGTGGGACAGGCGCTACGACGAATGGGGGCGCGCGAAGGCGCCGAAGGTTGAAGACTTCCATGACTACGAAGCTGCCGCGCTTATACGCACTCAGCATCAGGAGCTGATGGCAGCTCAGGAGTTGGTCGACCGAAGGGCGCGGGCCACGCGAGTCGCCGCAGCAGTGGTCGCTTACGGTGAGTTCTGGAGGTTGAAATGAACACCCAACAACGCGATCACGACATGGCTATTTCTTGGATTGATGGCGAGATAGAGAACATGGTTCGCGGCCTCGGCAAGCCAAACGCCAGCGCTGCTGCGACGTCATGCATCACCCTCGCTCTCCTTCTCCGCGCCATCGACAACGATGAGCATCGCCTCTACCGAGCGCGCATCGACGAGATCTATGCCGCCTACAACGAATCGATCAAGCAAGGAGCTGCCGCATGACAACGCCACCGGTAAAAACTCTGGTCGATGAACAACTCGACGACATTGAGCGCCGCATCGCAATCCTCGGCTTCGGTCTCCCCTTCAACGAGGTGATCGGCCGCAAACGCGAGGACCTGGTCGACAACCTCCCGCAGCGCCTGTCGGTGACCATGAAAGGCGGTCGCATCGCGGTGAGGGCTCGGCCATGAAGCTAGCCTACTGGATCCTCGCTACCGTCCTCGTTGCAGGCCTGGCCGCTTACACCACGGCGCGCGATTCGTCTGGCATCTGTGAAGTGCCGCACTCGACCACCTACCGGGTTTTCCGGTGACCAGTCTTCAGCGAGCGCGCCGGCTGTTGATACGGCGCGGTTCGTTCACCGCCATCGGCGTTTTCACCTTCCTGATGCTGCTCAGCGCCCTCGCCGATCGCGTCACTCAATAAACAACACCACCACACGCTGCGCTCGGCGCGGCAAGGAATCGTTATGTCCGCAAACGCCAAACAAGCCCTCGGATCGGCCGACCTCGATCTGAGTGAAACCGGTAGCACAAAGAACGCTATTGCTCCTGCAGTTGCCGTCACCGACATCGCCGAGTATCGGCCGCATGAGGAACAGATCGTCCGTTTGGAAACCAGCTACGCGAAGCTCGTCGTTGACTGCTCGACTAGTGAGGGGCTGGCGAACGCCAAGGAAGTGCGCGTCGACATCCGCGACGTGCGCTACGCCTTGGCAAACACCACCAAAACTGCACTCGTTCCTTACCAGCAGAAGGTCAAAGAAGCCCAGGCCCGCGTCAACCAGGTAAAGGAGTTTGGCGAAGCGCTGAAGGATCGAGTTCTAGCGATTGAAGCGCCTGTCGACGAAGCCATCAAGGCCGAAGAAAAGCGCATTGCAGACGCTAAAGCCGAACGCGAGCGCGTCGAAGCTGAGCGCGTCGAAGCTATCCGAGCAAAAATCACCCGATTCAGCTCCGTCGCTGCGGCATACGCAAGCCGTAGCGCTGCCGATGTTGTGAACGTGCTGCTGAACCTCAAGGAGTCGGTAATCCTGCCAGAGGAATACGCCGAGTTTGAAGCTGAAGGCACCATCGCCCGGGACAACGCTATTGAGCAGCTCGAAACACTGCACAGATCTGCCGTCGAGCGCGAAGAGGCTGCCGCAAAACTGGCGGCCCAGCAGAAAGAGCTCGACGAGTTGCGCGAGAAGCAACGAATTGTCGATGAAAACGCAGAGAAAGAACGCCAACGGATCGCAGCGGAAGACCGCCAGCGCATTGCTGATCAGCAGGCAGAACTCAACCGGCAGCGCGAGCAACTGCAGCGTGATCAAGACGCCCAGCGTTTGAAGGACGAGCAGAACCAACGTGACCAGGAAGAACTGGCTCGCCTGCGCGCCCAAGCTGCCGCACCGGCCCCGATCATTGCAGCGGTAGCGCCGCTGATCGAAGAGAAAGTCGAGGTCGCACCTATCAACACTCCGGCGATCGCCGCTGAATTCGACGACGTGACCACCACCGCGCCTGCGGTTGAAGACATCGTCGAGGTCGTCGCACTGGGCTTCGACGTAAGCGTCGACACCGCTCGCGCCTGGCTTCGTGCAATTCGCTTCTAAAACTTCCCTTCCCCTCTAAAGGTCGACGAACACATCGTCGGCCAAGGAGAGCGCAATGAATGACTCAGACACTCAAACAGCGACCGGTCTTGCCACTTACCAAGACCCGTCCCACAACGCGGCAGCGCTCATTCTCGACCCGGGCACCATGAAGTCGATGAGCGACCTCGCACTGATGATGTCGAAGGGCGTGACAACTGTGCCCAAGCATTTGAAGGGCAATCAAGCTGACTGCATGGCGGTCGTCCTGCAGGCCATGCAGTGGCAGATGAACCCGTTTGCGGTTGCTCAGAAGACATTCATCGTGAACGGCGGTGCACTCAGTTATGAGGCGCAGCTCGTAAACGCAGTGATCACCGCCAAAGCACCTGTCAAAGGACGCCTCAACTTCGAATGGTTCGGCAACTGGGAAAACGTCATCGGAAAGATGCGCGAAGTGACCAGCCGAACCAAGAAGGACGAGGACACTGGCGAGTTCAAAAAATACCGCGTTCCGGGGTGGAGCTTCGACGACGAGAAAGGACTCGGTATAAAGGTCTGGGCAACGTTCAAAGGCGAAGAACAGCCGCGTACCTTGGAGCTTCTGCTCACTCAGGTTCGCACCCGCAACTCGACACTTTGGGCGGAAGATCCGAAGCAGCAAATCGCCTATCTGGTAACGAAAAAATGGGCGCGGCTCTTCTGCCCGGACGTCATCCTTGGCGTCTACACGCCTGACGAGTTCGAAGACTCCTACGGTGGCGAAATCGATATCACCCCTGCGAAGCAAGCCTCAAACACCGCAGCCGCTGCCGATGTATCGTTCGGCCCGAAATCCCCTTCACCAGAAATCGATGGTGTATTCGCAGACCTTTTGGTCGTCGCAAAGCAACAGGACATCGATGCCTATGCAGCAGCTTGGGCAGCTCTAAAGCCTAAACAGCGTGCAGCAATAGGCTTGGAGTGTCACGAAGCACTCAAGAGCATGGCGGCAACAGTTGATGCTGACTTCACCGACATGACTGGCACCGGCGACGACCTGTCTCAGGTCGAGGAAGCGGCGTAGTGAGAACCGAACTTCAAGGCACTGAAAAGTGGCATGCAGACCGATCCGGCCGAGTGACCGCCAGTCGATTCAAAGATGTGATCGCTTGGGGGAAGCCTGACAAAAATGGAAAGCGCGAGCCGATGGGCGCGCGCACCTCCTACATGCGCGAGCTGTGCTTCGAACGACTGGCGAAGAAGTCCAAGCACAACGTCAGCAGCGCCTCCATGAAGTGGGGCCACACGGAAGAACAGAAGGCTCAAGACGCCTACGAGATGCTGACCGGGAACATTGTTGTGCCGTCGGAATTCATCGTTCACCCGAAGTATGACTGGCTTGGCTGCTCGCCAGACGGCCTGATAAACGACGACGGTGGTACCGAATCAAAGTGCCCTTTCAATGAAGCGATCCACGTCAGGACTTGGCTGGAGGGCATGCCAGAGGAACATATGCCGCAGATTCAGGGCTGCATGTTCGTAACGGGCAGGCAATGGTGGGACTTTCTGTCCTTCGATTCTCGCCAAGACGAGGAATGTCAGCTCTACATCGAAACGATTTACCGCGACGAAGAATACATCGCCAACCTTCACAGAGAGCTCGTCCAATTCAACCTGGAGCTGAACCGCATGGTTGATGAGGTCGCGGATAAAGCACGGGCACAGGCCCATAGACTGGGAGCTTGAGCATGATCAGCAACCACCTCAACGACATTGAGCAGCGGCGCCAGGCCGCAAGTGATCTTTCCGAACGGATCGCCCAATTTTTGGCCGGCGACGGAAAGATCGAAGTACCGAAACCTACCCGCATCAAGTTCACCACCACCTCCGAGCGGAAGCAGCCGCCAAGCTTTCAGCGACCGAAGGTGAAGGACGAAACGACCGCTCGCGTTGCGAGAATCCGAGAAATGGCAAAGACGCTGACCCGGAACGAGATCTGCGAGCGGGAAGGAATCGCTCTGGCCACGCTGAAGGCGATCGCTTCCAAGCACGCAATCAAGTTCCAGGTTCGGCAAAAGATCGGCACAGCGCCGAACAAGGTGCCGCCAGATGTGGAAGCGCGATTGGTCGCCGAGATCAAGAAATGCATCGCCGGCGGCATGAACCGAAGCCAGTGCTGCAAGGCTCTGGCGATCAGTTACAACATGCTCGACCGGATCATCCGGGATAACGAGATCGACTTCCCGAAGCTGAAGCCTGCATTTCGATGAAACGAAGACCACAACAACGCAAACGACAGACCTGGCTTGACTTGCCGGCCAGCGGAATTGAAGAGGTAGGCCATGGCCAAGAGTGGACAAGAGAGATCGGCGAGGGCCGCGTTGAAGCGGATCGAGTTCGACGAGAAGGAATTGCGGCACCGCTGCCGGCTTGGCACTCGGCAGAAGCTGGAGGAGCTTATGGCCTGGGACGAGGACACTGAGCAGGCCTCGGTGATTGAGGGCTGTCTGCGCTATGTGCACTCGCTCGGGGCTGAAGAGGCCAGAAAAGCATTGAAGCCACGCCACGAGATCGTGATTAGCGAAAGCGTGGCGCGGGAATTTCACAATCAGAGTTTGGCCGAGTTGAAGCGCGATCCGGGCGATGAAATTCAGGAACCACTGCGTAACCAATAGGCAATGACGGAAACGACTACAGCTGCAAAAAAACTCAATCCGGCGGATGCCCACAATTTCTTAGAGTCAGATCTACGAGTTTCAAATAGCTCGATGGTCTTGGGGCCAATGTAAAAGTAGATCTCTTCCCCATCTTCCTTCTCAATAACTGTGATGTTCTTGTATCTCTGTAGACCTCGACCCTGCCTATAGCATTGGAACGTATGCGCCATATATGTTCGTCGAAAAGGTTCGCCGACTGCGGGCAGTCCGCCAGTACATCCAAGATAGTCTGCCTCCACCAGAGCAGCGAGCGGATAAAAATCGCGATGGTCTCCAAAACGATTATCTAAAAGATTCAGCGCCTCCGAGCATGTCATTGAGTTCTCGGCGTATAGCCTTTTGAGTAACTTTTTCAAAGAGCGGTTCATGCATAGCCTCAGCGCAGATTGAGGATCTGTAATAACCCAACCCAAACCAAATTGCCACCACCGGTCGCGGAGGGCGGCGACTGACTGGAGATAATCCATGAGCCACAACTGCGCATACGTCCGGCAGCACTATCAGGTGCCCGCCAAAATCGGCCGCTGCGTCATCGCCTACGGCAAGCCCGGCGTCATTCTTGCAGATCGCGGCCACTACATCGGTGTGGTTCTGGACGAAGACCCGAAGAAGCGCATCGGCAACTACCATCCCACCCACGAAATGCAGTACGGCGAAATGGCCGAGACGCTGCCGCTGAAAGAATGGCTGGTCTTGCCGTTCAAGCATGACTGGGACGATCTCGACTGGAGTCGCGACGCCCGCGAAGATCTGGTGAGGGTCTGGGCAGCTACGCGAGCCCAAGCCAAATACAAGGCCTATGAGCGGCTGCAGGATTACTGCCACAGCATCAAGGCGATGTTGCATTTTAAAGTGCGGCGCGCCTGATTCGGCCCATGCTGCGCAGAAAACAAATAGCCTCATCGAATATAATTAAACGGATTATTTTTTGAGAAGTCCCAAAAACACGCCAAGACAAAGCTTCGCGCTATCAAAAAACCATTTACTGGCCTCTGCCATCTCCGTGACTTGCGAATTACTGCACACCAAACCTGCTATAGCGCAGAATAAAAATACTACCAACACCGCAACTGCGATCCAGTTGTCGGAGAGCTTGATCAGAAGATATTCCTTCACAGACGGCTGACCAGAACCTTGACTCGCGCCCTGAGAGGATTTCGTATAGGTTTGCCATTCCTTCATGAGCGATTACCGCCAACTTCAGTCTCAAAAAACTGGTAACTAAGCCTGAAGTTATCACCTTCAAACGGCTTATCTACTTGGAAGAAAAATTGCAGATCCACTTCTTTAAGAGTAGCGATACTCGCTGGAGACGTTAACCCAGAAGAGCCTTGCACAATATTATAAAACTCTAAATCGATTGAGTTTCCTTCTGTTAAGTCATTAACAACAAATAAAGCTTTTGACTTCTCAGGATCGTGCCTCACATAAAAATTTACAAGCAAAGGAACAGAAATCGTCTCTGTTTTTACCTCGAAAACTATTGGCTTATTAATAGTTCCAAAGCTGATTCCTTGGGCGATTGCGCGAAATGCTGGATATGGCCCTTTACATGTAACTTCAAACATTAAGACCTCGTATTAACTATAAGACTGGACACCAGCGTCGATCATAGCACACACCCGTCAATCCATTTATCAACCAAAATTTTAGCTAAGAGCATCAAAATCTTCTGTAAACGCGACTCAACATCAATTTATTGCACCGGGCATGCCCCGGCATAGGGTGCCCCATGCCCACAGAAAACAAAACGGCCGAGCCGCTGCAGGTTGAGCGCTCGACTGTGACCAAGCTGGTGATCACCGGCGCGCCACGGCTCGATCCGATTACCGTATTCCTCGAAGACTTCGGCCGCCGCGACTGTCCTACTGAATCCGACCCGAGCTATCAGACCGCCCAGGGCAAGATCACGATCAACTGCTGGGACAACAGCTGGAACGCCTATTGGGGTGGCATGGGCCCGCGCACGGTGGCGGAGTTCGTGGCCGAGTGTGATTGGCACTACGTCCTGAACTGCCTCGATCGCGGTATCAGCAGCACGCGGTTCAGCGGGAACGCCCTTCAGGCCTTCGCGAAAAAGTGCATCGTCCAGCGCCGCCGGCAACAGACCGGCCGATACGACTGGGAACTGGATGAGCTGAGCAAAGGTGAGGCCCGCGAGCTTTGGCACGACATCGATGTTTTGCGCAGCGTCGAGTCACCAAACGAATGTTGGCATCACGATAGGTTGCTGACTGAACTGTTTGGCGACGAGTGGCACTACCCGGTTGGTGACAAGGCGGTCGAGGATAACCATGAATTCACCTACCTGAGACGAGTTGTCGAGAGCGTTCAGGACGCTTTGCGCCAAGAACAGCCGCAGCAGGAGGCAGCATGCAGCGCATCTACCTCAGCGGTCCCATGACCAACATGCTGGACATGAACTTCCCGCTATTCCATTCCACGGCCGCCACCCTGCGCGCCGCTGGGAACAGTGTCGTAAACCCCGCCGAGCTCAACCCAGAACCAGGCACCTGGAGCGAATGCATGCGCCGCGACATCACCGCCCTGATGGAATGCGACACGGTGATCACCCTGCCCGGCTGGCAGAATTCCCGCGGCGCCAGCCTTGAGGTTCATATCGGCAAGGAGCTCGGCATGAAGGTTGTGAATGCCCATGATCTGGTAGCGACGGAGAATGCCGCGGTACCAACATTTTCCAAGCTGATGTAAAAAGTACAGCTGCCATTTCATACATTCATTGGATTCCGACCAACACATGCAGATCATTCGTACTGGAACAGTTTTGACTGGGGAATACGCCGGTTGGACGATAGAAATTCAGGATGATTGCGCAGGTGAAACCGGAGGTTATTACCTGTTTCTGGTCCAGAACGAATCAAATGGTTTCGATTCTTGGTTTGAACTCATAGAACAGCTGCAGCAACAAATTTCAGAACTCGACGTTCGCTGGAATTAGCGCCTCACTCTTTCGTTTCACCCCTCCCCCTCCCCCCTCAAAGTTCGCCGCTATAGCGGCAAGGACGAGCTCGCCCATGGAAACGATAAAACTGATTCAGCCGGTGCCGGTTGTGCGCGATGAAAACGGTATGTTCTGGCATCCGGAAATGCCGCCCTTTGATGAAGGTGATGGCGAGAAGTGCAAGAAGTGGCTCGCCGAGCAGCGCCTGGTCGTGAAGAGGACCAGCATTGAGGACGCGCCGGACGAGATATCGGAGCGCTACTTCGACTCCCATGATCCGGATTGCAGCTACTGGGATCCGGATAAACCGGAAGGCGAAGACTGGTTCTGCCTGTCAATCCACGACACCGACGATGGCCCTGTCTGCTGGTGGGCACGCCGCGAGGTGACGCCATGATCCTCGCCCCGCTCTACATGGCCTACCTCATCTACAAGGGGCCGTGGCGATGAACATCTACCGACACACTTTCGCAGCCGTCTGCCCCGCCGACGGCGAGACGATCATCTACCGGCTTGAGTTGCGATCAACCTCGATGATTCACGTCGAACACATCAAGACCGCCACCGCGCTGATCAGGCAGGGTTGGCATGAGCAAATCGCCGACAGCCTTTCCGAAACGCTTGGCGGCGATCAGACCATCATCGCCACGCACCAGGGCGTGGAAATCGAAACGGTGAGGCTCAGCGGATGATTCATTACCACGGCACGCCTGTCGGCGGTAAGCGCGAGGATGCCGCTAAGTTCCTGGCCGGGCGGCACGCGCTGGTGCCGTTCCCACGCAAGGACGATCTCGGCATCGTCGCCGATGTTTGCAAATCGTTTGTTTTCGATAACGGCGCATTCACTGTGTGGAAGAAAGGCGGTCAGGTAGATGTCGACGGCTATACGCGCTGGGTCGAAGATTGGCACCGGCACCCTGGATTCACTTGGGCGCTTATTCCGGACGTCATTGATGGCGACGAAGAGGCGAACGACGACCTTTTACGGCAGTGGCCTGAGGATCTACGCGGCGTACCTGTTTGGCACTTGCACGAATCGCTTGAGCGGTTGCAGCGGCTGGCGAGGTGCTGGCGAACTGTCGCCATCGGCAGTTCTGGACAATGGGCTGCGCCGGGCACAGGAGCATGGTGGAAGCGGATGGCCGCCGCGATGGACGCTATCTGTGACGACCAGGGTCGACCGGTGTGCCGGCTACACGAGCTGCGGATGCTTGACCCTGCGATCTTCCAGCACCTGCCCTTCGCTTCAGCCGATTCCACGAACGCTGCAGTGAACGGCGGAAGCATCAGCCGTTTCGGGATGTACGCCCCGCCCACCGCCGGCCAGCGCGCCAACGTCATCGCCGACCGCATCGAATCGCACAACAGTTCGCCGATCTGGCAACGCAAAACCCAGACCGAACTCGCTCTGTAGCCCCTCCCCCAACTCAACAGCCTGCCGGTGTACGGCGGGCGAGGAATTCGTATGCGCGATTTACAGGAACTGTCCGATGAGATCATCAACACCGCAATGGTCACCATCTACAACCACCTTGAACCAGGGTCGAAGCTCTGCTTGGTCGCCTACAAGCCTGGCAATCCAAAGGCCGACTTTCTGCGTGTCGATAGCCAGTTCGACATGAACGAAGCGGTGAGCGTCATGCGCAGGAAAGGCCTCAGCATCGACGGCGACAACGCCTACAAGCGCGACCTGTGCGATTCGATCGTCGGCACCCTGGCCTTCGGCGCGCAAGACCGATGCCCACCGCCAGAAGGACATTGGGCGCAGCGATTCTGGGACATGGGGCGAGAGTCATCAGCCAACACAGAAGGCCTCATATCTGCGCTTGAACTCGTCACCGACTGCCTGAGCAAAGCGCTCACCGGCGGCGAGGTATCAACTGCGAGAGCAGGAAGCGCCCTGACCACAGCCGCCGAACTGCTCGCCAAACAATCGCGATAACCATCACCACCTTCTGCCGCCGCGCGCGGCATGGAGCATCACATGACCATCCAGTTTCTATCTCACGAGGAGGTTTGCGAGCTCACCGGCGCGCGGACCAAGGCAGGACAGATCCTCAACCTGAAAAAGAATGGGGTTCGCCATACGATTAAAGTGAACGGGTGGCCGAGTGTCACCGCGATGGCGGTCACCGCTGTCGGCGCATTTGAATCAGAAAAGCCCGTATGGAAATCACGTAAGGCCAGCTGACATGGGAAGACGACCAAGCAAACCCGGCTCGATCGCCAGGCTGCGGGAACGCAAAAAAGCCAGCGGCCGGGTGTTTTACTACTACGACACGGGCGGCAAGGACCGCAAGGAAATTCCGCTGGGCAGCGACTACGGCCTAGCGATCATGGAATACGCGAAGCTTGAGCGTGATCGCACCGCAACCGACCTGGTCGCCAAGGTCATCACGTTCCGTTACGTCGCAGAAAAATACATGGTCGATATCGTCCCAACCAAAGGCACCGCCACACAGGCCGACAACAAGCGCGAGCTGAAAAACCTGATCGCGTTCTTTGACGATCCACCTGCGCCGCTGGAAACGATCGAGCCATTGCACGTTCGCCAGTACCTAACTTGGCGCAAGGCCGCACCGGTGCGGGCAAATCGCGAGAAGGCGCTGCTCAGCGCAATCTGGAATTACGCGAGGGACAAGGGCTACACCTCCCTTGCCAACCCGTGTGCGGGCATCAAGGGCAACAAGGAAACTGGCCGGGACACGTATGTCGAGGATGCGCTGTTCAAGTGCGTGCACGACAAAGCAGATGTTGGCCTGCAAGACGCGATGGACCTCGCCTATCTGACCGGGCAACGGGTGACCGACACCCGGCTGATGGACGAGCGCGATGTGCGTGACGGGCAGATTTGGGTGTTGCAGGGAAAGACTAAGGCAAAGCGTCGGATCGAGATAACAGGCGAGCTGAAGATTTTGATTGATCGAATCATGTCCCGAAAGTCAGAGCACAAGGCCCGCTCGACGCGGCTGATCGTTACAGAGGATGGCACACCAATGACGGTGGCGATGTTGCGCAGGAGGTTTGACTTGGCCAGGGAGGCGGCCGGGGTGCCGAAAGCTGAGTTCCAGATGCGCGACTTGCGCGCCAAGGCGGGTACCGATAAGGCGGAATCCAGCGGTGACATCTTGCAAGCCAGAGATCAACTTGGGCATACGACCGTGGTTATGACAGAGCAGTACATCCGCAATCGAAAAGGCAAAAAGGTCATGCCTACCAAGTGA